ATTTTTTTCAGAAAAATCAGACTAGAAACCCAAAGGAACACATGAGAAAGACAAAACTTAACGAACCAAGACGAAAAGCAATCATCGAAGCAATAAAACTCGGTGCAACATACGAAATCGCGGCGGAGGCCGCCGGCGTTTCGCGGTCCACTCTTTGGAATTGGCTTCGCAAGGGAGAAGAGGAATCGACAGGGAACTTCCGAACATTTTTGGACACCTTCAAAAAAGCAGAAGCGGCCGCCGCGCTCGGAGCATTGAGAACAATCGACGCGGCATGTAGGGACGGTGATTGGAAAGCAGCCGCGTATCTATTGGAACGACGGCACAATTACAAGCGCGATACACAACACCTTCGAAGCGACCAAATAACACAACCAAAAGAAGAAGAAGTCGTCGCGACAACACCATTCGAAATAATGAATCGACAAGCGAACGAGCTTCGAATCGCAATAAAGAAAGCGGAATCGGCTGAATCGTGGCAAGCTTATAGCGCATTGCAACGACAACTTCTTTCCGTTCTTATCCAGATTCGACAAATAAGCTCCGAAGACGATGCAACCTTCGACGACCTCACCGACGAACAGATTCTCGGAGAGATTTCGAACATGGTCGCCATATTACCTCCGGTATTGAAACAAAGACTTGTCGACGATATAGCGAGCTTGGAAACATCGAACGTTAAAGTATTCAGAAAATGAAAGGGAGAAGAAACATGGAAATCGGCATTTCGCTTTTAGTCGGTTTAGTTATTGGTATCGGTTCGACGATTATTGGAACGAACATAACCAAACCGAAGACACCACTAGTTATCGAAGACAAAACAAGTCAAGAACAACAGGAAATAATCAAACAGCTAACGGACCTTGACGTAATAAAGGAACTTTGCAAACCGGAAAACACGACAAAAATCGAAGATCGTCTTCTATGTCGCGAACTGACTTGTCTTGTATATTCCAGAGGAATCGATTCGCAAACAAGCGGGAAATCTTGTGAGGAGATTTCGAATCTTTCGAATAGTGTTGTTCTTTTGGAATACTGTAAAACGAAAATGGAGAATAGTACAGAATGTTACGATGTCTTTTGGCGGCGAAAATAATCGCCATCACTATCCCATCACTATCCCATCATTATCACCGTCACTATAAACATTAGAGCACTCGAGCAAATGAAAAACCTTCCCACACTAGCCCGAAAAATCAAGAATCTACAAAAGCGAACGGATAACGACCCGCTTGTATACTTTCGACCGACACTTCCACAAAAGCAATTCATCGAAGATACGTCGAAGCTGAAGATATTGCTAGGCGGGGTCGACCGCCGGTTCGATAAATGAACCGGCGGTCGACCGAAAACGGAAATCAAGTGGGTAAAACATGGGCGAGCGCGGCGTTATTGCTAATGCACGCGCTCGGAAGACATCCCACAATCAAAGGAATAACGCGCGAATCGTGGTTGATATGCTATTCGCACGAACAAAGCAGAATCATTCAACAAAAATTGTATGATTTATGCCCCAAATACGCACTTGCAGACGATTGCGAATTTATTCGCGGAAAGGGATTTCGCGGTCTTGCTCCGATGGTACGCTTCAAAGAAGAGTACGGCGGCGCGATTATCCGAATCAAGACGGCGAGCCAGGGAATCGGACTTGAAAGCGGTACATGTGGACTAGTCGTAATCGATGAACCGGTGAATAGTGAGACGTTGAACGCTTGTATCGCTCGCACGACCAGAGGAGGACCGAACGGGACGCGAGGAATCGTCGCGATGTCGCTAACCCCGGTGGGGAATGTCGACATAACCTATCTCAAAAACCTTATCGAAGACAATAAAATTTCGGTACACAGAGCCGCGCTCAACATCGCGAACACAACGCCTATCGGATGTCGACCGCTCATGTCAGAGGAACAAATTCATTCGATGATCGAAGCGTTCCTTCCCATAGACCGCGAACAACGTGTTAACGCGTCGCTAGACGTAGCCGCCGAAGGCGTTATTTTCGATAATTTCGACCCTTCGATGATTTCCTCTCAACCCGTCGCGCCCGGTGGAAAGTACGAACTTTGTATCGGGATCGATCATGGAAGCTCGCCGAATAGCCAGGTCGTAACCCTAGCATGTATCGACAAAAGAGAACCAGAACACCCACGAATATACATGCTAGACGAATATGTTTCGGGACAAGCACCGCCCGAAACACACGCTCGAGCGATACTTGAAATGTTAAAACGTAACGACATGAAACCCGAACAAGTGCAGTATTGGACGGGAGATGGAACACACCACGCCACGCGAAGTCGCGACGGCTTCAAGATGTCTAATATTCTTTTAATGCGAGCATTCGAAACCCTTCTCGGATACCCGCCGCGTAACCTTCCCTTCACGATTCGACGGCCGGTGAAATGGAGACATAGTGTGTATTATACAAGCTCGCTAATACATGCTATTATGTCAAGGAAGCATTTTTATATACACCCCAATTGCAAACAACTCATTTTATCGATAAAAAATTGGACTATGAAACGAACTCAATCGTCACGAAGTACAGACCCGTTCGGACATGCAATCGATTCGATGCGCTATTGTGTCTCTTCTTGTATTGACCAAAGATTCGCACGTCCACACAGTATCCAAATAACAAGGTAAAGACATGTATAATAATCCACCACCCTTTCCAAAAATGCCAACGCCCGAAGACCAAAGACGAGTCGAACATCAAGCTCTTCGACGTCGACTTATAATGGGAACGTACGAACAAGATTTAGAAGAGGAAATGTTACGACATTTTTCATCGGATAGGTATATGGCATTGGGACCGGTGGACATGTCTTCGAATGTTTTGGAGCAGATTACACGACAATTATCGGTATTGTACAACGTCGCTCCGACGGTACACCACACCGAAGACATAAGCGAGCTAACCGGTTCGAACGGATATGTAACGCTCGCCGGACTATTCCCCTTAATGCAGCAAGCTCAACAATTCATCTTAGCGATAAACGAATGTTTCGTTCGAATCGATGTCGCACCACATAAAGTCGGACAACCCGTTTCGAAAGCCGGTCTTAATTACCGAATAGTCACGCCCGACGCGGTATATTGCGAATCGAATCCCGATAACCCCGACGAACCCACCTATTATCGCGAGATACGTCTTCGTGTACATCCAGAGACGAAAGAACATGTATATGTCGCGGACGTTATCGACATACGAAATCCAGACGAACCGCTCTTCGGTATGTACGAAGTTAGACCAGATGGGGAACTCGGAAAGGACGTGTCGTTATTGTACATGGGACACGAAACGCATATCGGCAAATCGTACCCATACAGATACGAAGACGGTCGTCCCTTCCTTCCTTTAGAACTATATCATGCACAAAAAACCGGCCTTTTGTGGAATACGTGGAGGAATAGCCAAACATGTTACGGTTCGCTTGTATCGGCATGTCTAACTTCGTGGGGAATCCACCTTATTCGCGATTGTTCATGGCCACAACGCTACGCGGCCGGATTATCGATTTCCGGTCTTGGTGTGGAGAATGGCGATCTTCTTGGAAGACGAGCTTCGATTCCGGCGGACCCTTCTTCGATTCTTATGTTTTTTCAAGATTCCGAAAGCGGCGGTCAACCTCTTATCGGACAATTTCAACCAGGCGCAGACCCGACAAAAATGTTCGAAACGATTGCGCAGTATGAATACAAAGTCGCAATGGCGGCGGGACTTTCCACTTCGGTTCTCAAACAAACCGCAGACATTCGAAGCGGCTTTTCTCTTTCGGTATCCAGAGAAGGACAAAGAGAAGCGTCGCGAAAATATGCACCATTACAAAGCTATTACGACGAACGACTTCTCGCGAAATCGGCGGCGTTATGTAATCGATTTTTAGATTCGAATCTTCCCGAAAATAATTATCGAATCCAATACGCGCAACTTCCACAAAGCCCCGAAGAGATAAAAGCGATTCGAGAAGACATTCTCGAAAAATTAGCGGCCGGGCTTATTTCCCCGATACAAGCGATGCAAATTCTCAACCCCGGAATCGATGAAAACACAGCTCGCGAAATGTTATTGAAAATAAAGCGAGAACGAATCGAACTCATGTAAAAATCGCTATCCTATCACTATCCCTATCACCATCACTATCCTATCATTATCACCCCCTCAACCATCCAACAAAGGCGACCTTTTAT